CATTTAGTCCACGTACAGTATTACCTGCACTAACACCACGTCTGTTGTTAAGGAACTTATCTACAATCTGTTCACGACTGTTATCCATAAACTCGTCTTTACCATAACGATCATACATAAAGTTTTCAATGATTGAATACATGTTATCGTCTTCAACCATATCGTCTTGAGTATATGTACCAGGTTCAGGTAATATAGATTGTTGTGTAGGTGATTGAACTTCTAACTCTTCAAGAGTAAAACCCTTGTTTTGAGTTATACCTAGTTCTTCGGCAGTAAAACCAGCCATTAATTATTCTCCAAGTATTGGATAATATACACCATCCCTAAGCTCAAACTCGACTTCTTCATTTAAGTAAGGTTGTAGTGCAGGTTCTTTTTTAACCATTTCAGGTGTAACTGTTATTTTAACTCTGTTTGAAGGGTTACTTAGAGATATGATAGACTGCATTCTTGGATCTTTATCTATACCTTTTAGTGTAGAAGGATACCTCTCCATCGTCGTTTTAAGCCAGTCCTTTGTTGCATAGTTTTTATACAAATACTGGGTTGCTAAAGCTTTAGCTTCAGGTGTTCCATTTCTTATATCGTCAATAGCTGTTTGAGTAAGTCTACTTTTGTCGTTAGATGGATCTGGATTATTAAAAACAAATTCTTGACCTTTTATTGCAAGTAACTCACCAATAAATTCAAACTGTTCGTCAAAACGTTCAATTGATTTTTTTGGATCTATCAGTGCAGAAGAAGGTATATTAATAAAGGCAGTACGACCAGATTTTCTAGTCATATTCTTAATCTTTTTTGCAAGCTTGAAGTATTCTTCTTTACTCGACAGGTCCACCAATTCAAACTCTCTAAACAGATCAATCTTATCTTCTGTGGTGGTAGGTGCATTTACAATGCTAAGTATGTCTGGCAGATCTTCAAGACTAATATCGTTTTGAAATTGACTTGCTTGCTCATTTAAAAAATCTAAAACATCCTTAGCTGCGTATGGATCTTCAAACACACTATTATAAAAATTTAAAGCTTTTTCACTATTGATTTCAGAGTCTTTAACTCTCTTTTGAAGTATTGAAGTAGCCTCTATAGCACTTTCCATGTTTTTAGATTTAGTACTACCACTACCGCCTTCACCTGCTAGGTATAAACTAAGCAGGGTATCTTCACGTTTATTTTTTAGATCTTCTTTACGCTGTTTTTCTTTATCTACGTAGTCTAGATAATCTAGTGCGCCTTGTGAACTCCATCCCATAATTATACCCTCGCCATTAGACCAGTCTTAGCTGGCTCTTCTTCTTCAATCTCAGGTTCCATCATTGGTTCTTCAGATACCTCTTCCATAGTTTCTGGAATTGATTCACCTTCTTCTTCTTGTATTTTCTTAAGCATATTTTTAGCTCTGACAGCATCTCTCTTATATGACAAAGCTTTCTTACTATTCTCATTTTCAAACCCTTCATCATACTCTAAGTTAGTTGCATCTGCAAACCCTTTAATATATTCGTGAAGAACTGGAGCTATGATCAAACTTACATCAATGCTATGCATACCTTCCATAACTGCACTACGAAGGATGCCTTGAACTAAGGTCACAAGGTCTGCTCCATACTCTAAAAAGTATAGTACATCTTCCATAGCACCAGGCCTCATTAGATTATCTATATGAGCGTCTAATGCTTCTATGGGATCTACAATTTCTGGAGGTCTTTCATATGGTGCATTTTTAGGAGTCGTCGTAAGCGACTGCCCTGGAATTGGTCTATCGAAAGGACTAATCATTAGTTATACCCCTGAGTAAATAAATTTGCTTCTGCTTGTCTACGTTTTGTAAGTCCAGCTAAAACTTTACCGTCAGCTCTATTATATTCTAGGATCATCTCAGAAATTTCTTCATCACTTCTTGCACCTTCTTCGTCACCTGTAAGAAGTGTTTCAAGGTTTCCTTGCCCTAAGTTTTGAGTAAAGCTTGTTAAAGCATCTATTTGATTGTCAGACCAGTCATAGCCATACTTATCTCTAAACTTTAATACCGTAGCTCTTGCTTCTAATAAGTCTTTTTGTAAAAGTTTTTTAGCTTCTGCTTCGGTAATGGTAGCTGTCTCATTGGGTGCTGTAGATCCGTAACCATATGTCCATTTATTAATATCCCAATAAGGTTTGTTTCTAAAACCTTCAAACCCAGCTACAAAACTAGCTACATCTCCTGAAGTTTGGACATCTGGATCTTCTGTAGGAGGTTCTATCTCATCAGTAAGAGGATCAATTTCTATATCTTCTTCTTCAAGTTGCTGTATAAGTTCCTTCATTCTATCTTTAGAAGACTCGTTTTCTTCTCTTATTTCAGTAAACCTAGCTAATAGTTTCTTTGAAAGATCCTCCATATCAACATCTGAAATAGTTTGTTCAGGAACCCCTAGGGATCTTACACGACTGTCTCTAGATCTTTTAAAAGACTCAGCCATCTCTGTTCCACCCCTTTGGGCAGCTTCAACTAGGTTTTTATAATTATTTGCGTAATTTACCATCTAATCTATCTCACTTAATTTGTAAGGTCATCAACAATGTCAGAAGCAGACTCAATTATGCTACTTGTTCCGAACAAGAACCTTAAACCTAAAGCAGTGTCTGCTGTGTCCTTTTCTATTGTAAGTTTTTCTCTTACAATTTGAGCATTCTTGTCAGACAAGACAAGCTGAAGTGCTCTATCTAAAGCTGCTTGATCTGATGTATACACGTAGGACATCAAGTCTCTTTCTCTCTGCCAAATCTGATCTAGATTTGTAGAAGTTAGAGCATTAATTGTTTTAGCATAATTCATATTGCTTTCGTTCTGAGCTGCTGTATTCATGGTGGCTATGTTTTGTCTCCACTGAGCATTAGCCTGAGCAATCACCAAACCGTTTTGAGCATTAAATAAGTCACGTTGCTGTTGAATCTCTGAGTTAAATTTACGCATAGCATTAGTGCTATTTGTATTAAACTGTTCCATAGCATTCTGTTGTGATGCATTAAACTGTGAAGACTGTTGAGACAAGTTAGCAAAGAACTGATTACTTTGATTCTCACTAGAGGCATTAAACTGCTCCATAGCATTTTCAGCAGCAGCATCAGTAAACAACGACTGAATGTTCTGTTGAGCTTTAAACATAGCTGTTTGCTGTTGATTGTTAAGATTAGCAAAATCCATTTGCAAAAAGCTTTGAGCATTCTGTACAGCAGCTTGTTGTCTGTTGTTTAAGTTAGCCATGTCTAAGTTAGCTAAAGCAGCAGCCTCTGCCATTACCATAGCTTGACTGTTAGATACGTTAGCTAACTCCATAGTATTTGCAGCACGAGAGTTTTCTAAGGCAATCTGCTGTTCAGCAGTAAAGTTCATATTTGCAACATCAGCAAATCTTGTTGCATTAAACACACGAGCTTGGAAAGCTTGGTCAAACTCTTGACCTATAAATGCTGCTCTTTGTTGTGCTGCAAGCATAGCACGTTCTTGTCTGTTTGACAAGTTCTTAAATTCAAATTGTGCTACTGTAGCAGCATCAGATTGTGCTATAGGTAAAGCACTTTCCATAGCAGCTTGAATCATTGCTTGGCCAGCCATAGAGGATGCACCAAGACCACGTTGTGCCATAGAAGCCATTGCAGCCCTCATAGCACCTGCAGCCCAAGGAGGTGTATTACCGCCCTCAAACTGTTGCATAAGTCCTTCTAGCTGCCCTTGTACTGTAGCTTCTTTAGTTGGAGTAGCTTCAGCATGTTGAACCATTTCGGCAAATGTAGCAGCTTTAACAGCTTGACCTGTTATGTCGTTATTTACATCTATAAGCTCGTTATTTTTAACTTCTAATTTATCTGGAGCTACTACGTCTATAGACTTACCTTGAGCTTCATCAATATCTGATACAGAACTAGTAGTTTGTTGAGCTACTTCACCATCACTTAAAATTGCTTTAGAGTCATCAGTGAGTGATCCTGTTTGAGCAGATAACTCATCTAGTTCATTACCAACCCCTGTGGCAGTTTTAGCTACAGTTCCATCAGCTACTGTAGGAAGAACAGGTGTAACTGCTTGAGATGTAGTTCCAACTGTAGCAGCTTGTGCTACTGGGGCTGTAGCCACGGTTTGACCTGCATCTACAGGAATAAAATCACTGGCTGTTGGTGCAATAACATCAACAGGAGACTGCATAGGTGCCATAGTACTTGACACTAGACCCTGTTGCATACCTTGAAAATCTTGCAGAGTTGGTCCAGTAAGAGTTTCTTCTGGGTATAGAGTAGAACCAGTTCCAGTAGATCCTATGGCTGTTGTACCACCTTCATCAAACCCCCTGTTAGACATAGACGACATAGCTTGTTGGTACTTACCCATACGAGCAGCAGCTGCTGGATTTGCGTTTAAAAAGTTTTGTAGTTGTGATGATGGTCCATTAAAACCTAAGAATCTTCTTGCCAGAAGAACATCTGGAGAGTTTTCACCTACTGCACCTCCTTGAGCCATCCTCATTAATCCACCTCTGGCAGCAGATGTTTGACCCTGTTGTTGCTGCTGACCTGATTCAGGAGCTTTAACAAAGTTAATAGGCACTGCTGTAGTAGGAATACCATTTAGTTCTGTAATAAGAATAGTTTGAGCTGGGTAGAATCTATTGTAGTATTTAACTTTTCTATAACCAGTTCCCATAGCTTGCTGAGACCCTGGAATTGTTGTAACTAAATCTGTAGGTACAGCCCCACTAGTGCCAGTATAAGCTGTCTTATAAGTTGTTGAGTCTGGTATTGCAGATAGGGTTTGTGTAGCTGTAGACTTTTGAATTGTGTTTGCATCTTGAGAATAAGGTACAGCCTGCCCAGCCGTATAAGTGGTTCCAGGAGTTGTAGTAGTTGCTTGAGTTGTTGTTGGAGATGTAACAGGTGTATAAGAAGGGGTTACTGTTGCTTGAACTGCAGTTTGTGGTGCACTAGGGTTTACTACAGCAGTCTCTCCAGCTGGCACAGTTTGAACTATAGTACTAGGTTCTACAGAGACAAAGTTTTCACCTGAAAGACTACCTGTGCTTTGAGTGGGTGTAGTTGGAAATTTGGTGTTGTCCCAAACATTACCTGCACCAATGTTACTACCAGCACTACCACCTATTACAGTTCCACCACTAGTTCCACCATTACCTGAAGTATCTTTTAGTTGATCAAGATACCATTGAAAGTAAGTTATGTTTCCATCTTGATCTTTTGTACCTATGACATTTCCATCTTCACCAAAAACACGTCTATCAAATTCAACAAAAGTTTTTGGGGTCTCTCTCTCTTCAGCTACAAGACCGTTTTCTGTAACCTCTACAGTTATAGGTTCTTGTCCAGGAGGTGTAATAGTTCCATCCGCAATTCCAGCTGAGTATCTAGCCCAAGCACTGTTGCTATCCACTCCAAAACCATTACCCATTCTCCAGTCTTGAACCATCTTTGAGTATGCGACATTAGCGGGAAGTCCATTATAGGTCTCACCTATTTTAAAAGTATTTCCAAAATAAGTATAGGTTCCAGTTGATCCATCAAGACCGTTTTCAGAACGGTTTGCTATAAAATTGTTTACAGAAGAACTACCCGCTGTTGCATCCCCACCGTAGATATCTGTGATAGCAAAAGAGGTAGATTGACCACCTGGATTTACGACAAAAGGTCCACCTCCAGTAGAACTTTCTGACTCAGGTTCAGGTGCAGGTTCAGGTGCAGGTTCAGGTGCAGGTTCAGGTGCAGGTTCAGGTGCAGGTTCAGGTGCAGCTTCTGCTACAAAATCAGCTGCTACATAATCTTCACCTAGACCCATTCTTTCAGAATAGCTGCCTCCAGCCTCATGATCATACCTTCTGTTTTGGTAAGGCTCTGAGAGAGTTCCATCACCATTATCTATCCAACCGTGGTTTTCAACCAGTTTTTTCTCAACATTACTTAATGGAGTATACGCCATAATATTTTACCTTTATTTACCCATAGTCATCCACACTGCACCAGCTATAAATGTCAGTATGCCGACAGTGAATAATTTTACAATAGTTGACCAAATAGATTTACGTGTGTCACGCCAAGCTTCCAATAAACTACGCATCTCACTTATATCTCTTTGAGCATCATTATCTAATAAGCCAATAGATTCTAAAGCTTCTTTAGCTCCACGCCTTGCAGCACGGTCTAGCATTGTTTCTAACTCTTCAGGTGTTAATTTAATATCACTCATATTAAGACTCATTAAATGTTAGTTTTGCTATTGCATTTGGGTACTGAGAGTTTACTATAAATGCTTCTTGTCCATTAGGTCTAAATCTGACTGTTTTAAATGTAGAACCAATAGTTCCAAAGTTTTTTTCTCGATTTCTAGTTGCTGTACTTATATCAAATCCAGAAGAAAGAGTCCACTCTTGTAATCTAGATATTTCAAAACTACCATCTCCAGTGCAAGAATACATTCTAGAACCATCAGGTTTAAAGTCTAGCCCCTCATACAGTCTGGTATTATAACCTAAGTTTTTAGCTGTACTGTAGGTAGCTGTAGTTATGTCCCAAGCCGATGATAGGTTATACCTGTATACATACCTGTTGTTATTAACAGAATCACCTAGAAAATATAGGGAGGTACCGTCAGATTTAAAGAAAAGGCCCGATTGAAAATTAGGAGAAATAGTTACACTACTTGAACTTCCTAAAGTACTTAAATCCCAAGCCGTCCCTAAAGAGTATTGATAAATTTCATCATCGCCCTCGTCTACTATGTATACTTCAGTTCCATCAGGTTTAAAGAAAAGACCTTCTCCACCATATCCAGAAACTGATTGGGAAAGAGTAGCTGTAGTTATGTCCCAAGGTGTGGACATTGCAAATCTTCTCAAATAGTTATCCGAACTAAAACCACTAATACCTATATCAGAAATAAAGAAATAATCACCATCGCTTCTCATATAGAGATTTCTAATTCTGCCAGATACATCACTACCAAAATTATAATAATCTGTAGTAGGCTCTGCTACAGACCCCGTACTCACATCGTATGCTGATGTAAGATCATAGATATCTACCATACCCCTATCAGATGCAATATACATCTTACTTCCACTATCAGAGAAAACTGTATTTGTATGTGATGATGGTGTGTATGATTCTATAGTAAGACTGTCTGTATATGTAGCACTAGACACATCCCATGCAGAGGAAAGAGAACTTTCATATATTACAGTAGAACCGTTATTTCTATAAACTTTTGTTCCATTAGCATTAAATGCTACACCTCTGAAAAGTCCACCTTGACCGTCATCATAAGGAGAGTTTGTATTTGATAAACTACTAGATCCAATAGACCATGCGGTGCTTAGGTCATACTCTTGAATTTCAGCAGCAGAAGAGTCAGCAACGTACATTTTTGTACCGTCAGATTTAAACCAAATTCCCTCTGGTTCAGAGCCGAGTGCTACAGAAGACTCTGTAAAAGAGGCCGTACTCAAATTCCAAGCTGTAGATAAGGTATACCTATGGACTTTATTATTACCACCTTCCGACAAATACATTTCAGTACCGTCAGGTTTAAAAAACAAACCGTTTGCCCTAAAGGAGACTTGACCAGAAATACCAAAAGTTGTAGTGCCCGTAGATGTTGTGAGGTCGAAAGCAGTAGTTAGGGTGTATTGCTTAATATAAGCATTAACTACAGGTTTTGGAGAAGTGTAAGCTTTGTAACCGTCTGAACTGAAGAAAATAAGATCACTACCATCTGGTTGATAATCTACACTACTAGATGCATTAATTTGAGGTGCACGATTACCGTTAGCTCCATCAAATGTAAAATCACGTAATGTCCAACCAAGTTGATCTGCACCAGATGCAGCTAATATCATAAGATTACTAATAAAGCTCATTACTTCATGTCCTGCCCTGCTACAAATCCGTACCAAGTTGTACCACCATCAGTGGTAAAGAATGCATAAACGTCTACTGCACTGCCTGTAGTAGTTACAACAGGGTCAGTGCCACCTGCAAATTTAAAACTGGTTGGCCAAGTAATAGTTCTTGTAGTTGTATCTTGAACAACCCTTAAAGTAAAACCATAAGCTGTGCCAGATGCAGGTGGATTAGTGACTGATATAGTAGTAACATTTTCTGAAAGAGTTACTTGAAATATATTAGCAGTTTCACAATCAATAGTCAAGGTACCAGAAGAAGAACTTACAGTAGAATATGTCTCATTATAGCTTTTTGCTTTTAATTCTTCAGAAAGATTGACATCACCATTTGCATCTGCAGTTACAACTTTGCTTGCTTCAGAAGTACCTAATGTAGTAATATCGTTATAGTTTAATTCTGCTGCTGAAGCAGTAACCCCAGATAAACCTGAAGCTGTAGTAGCTGTGGTAGCTGTGGTAGCATTACCGTTAAGAGCAGCAGTAATAGTATTAGCACTAAAATCACCATTAGAATCACGAGCAACAACTTTACTTGCAGTATTTGCAGATGTTGCATCAACAGCCCATGTAGTAGCTGCTGAACCGTTAAAATTACTACCTGTAAGATAATCACCACGAGTAAGTGTACTACTTACTGAAGTAGCAGAGCCTGACAGTGTAGCTGAAATAGTCCCTGCACTAAAGTTGCCTGACGCATCACGGGCTACAACTTTACTTGCGGTGTTAGCTGAAGTTGCATCTACAGCAAGTGTACCACTGCTAGTAATAGGTCCACCTGTAAGATAATCACCACTATCAACAGAAGTAACAGTACCGCTTGCAAGTGTTAAATCGTTATTGAATCCAGAAAGATTAATGTTAGCTTTAGTTAGTTTTTTCTGTGCATTAGAACTGTCTACAACAACAAAGTAGTCACCGTCATCATCTGCAGTAGATGTTGTAAGTTCACTAAGATCAAGGTTTACTGTGGCAGTCCAACCTTCCCCTGCCGTACCGCCAATATCAATAGCAGTTCCTGCAGCAACAGAAGCAACATAGTTACCTGTAGTTTTAGTTCCAAGTGCAATAGAGTTATCTGGTACGGTTAAACTAGTACTTACAGTAAGTGTACCTACAGTTGCAGTAGTAGAGCTTATAGTAGGAAGATTTGCGGTGCCAGTAATGTATATATTTCTCCACTTGTCTGCTGCAATTGCACTACCGATGTCATATGTATCACCTGTAGAAGTCAACAAATGAGATGCAATGTCAGCATTTACAGTAACTGTATCTGCACTATCGCTACCTAATATTACATTACCGTTTGCTGTAAGTGTGCTTGTAAGAGTTGTCGTACCTGTAACTGAAAGGTTATTTCCAAGAGTTGCTGCCGCACCAACATTAAGTGTACCAGCAATATCTGCATTAGTATCTATATCAACAGTACCACTAAAATAGCCATCTTTAAATTTATAGCCTGAAGCACCAATGTCAATGGCAGGTGTAGCTGATTGAGGTTTTATTGCCCCAGTCTCTACAATAAGTTCTAGGTTTGGTCCAATCTGATCAATAGGGGCACCATTAGATGCACCGCTGTGATCATGCCCTGTGCTGCTATTAAAAGCATCTTCTATAAGATTATATTCAGCATTGAAATCTGCTGCATTAATAACCTTACCGGTGGCGATGGTTGCCGTACTAGTTCTTGTATACCCTTGTCCCATTCTAGGTTTCCTTACTGTCTATCATTGGTAGTAAATTCAAATATAGCTGTGTCTAGTAGAAAGTCAGCATCAGAACTGTCGTCTGTTATACGTATAGCTACTGTTTCTCCTGAACCAACAACTTGGTTTTTATAACTTTGTGTTTTAGGTTCCCCATATACACCAGCATTATCCTGTGTAGCAAGCTCTCTATAAACCGTGTTATTATCGTCGTAAAGAGCAATGGTAGAACCAGTCTGAGTAATACTAAATGTGCTAGGTTGTATATAATCTGATACATCTTGGTTAAATCTCAAACCAGCTGTAATATTAATTGCACCAGATGGTTTTATGTATAGATCTAATTTATAAAATGTTTTACGTACTTGAGGGTCATTTATAGGCATAAATGGAGATTCATAAACAGAGTTTATAGTTGACCCATCCCTACTAGTTGTAACATCCATTTCATAGATATAACCGTCCTCATTAGCAAACAATCTATACTCGTCAGAGTCTATAAACTGAGAATCAGCTACGTATACTTTAAAACCTTGTAACTCTGCCCACTGAAAACCTTGACCACCTTGGTCTACAAACTTTGTACCTAGAACACCTTTTGCAACAGTAGCTGTTTCTCCAGATACATATGCAAAAAATCTGTATTGAGCTTTACCTCTAATAACTAAACTAGCAAAGTTACTAGCATAAGTTGTTAAGTTTTTAACTGTAGGTCTGATATTTTTAGATGCAACGTCAATACCAAAGTCACCAATACGTTCTGTTGAACTTAGAGTACGTAGACCGTCTGGACCAAGGAACATAACGTCAGCACCAACTTCTTGAATAGTATCGGCACTTAGACACCCAAGGTCTTCAGTTATGGGTATTAAAGAGAAGTCAGATCCAGTAGATCCAGTTAACCTAAAGATTTTATCTGTAGTAAAGATAATAAGTTGATCACGAAAAACAATTAGACCAGTTATCTCTCCGCCTACACCAATACTTCCTGCCCCGTTTGCAGGGTCAAAGTCATCAGGTGTGTACGGTGCAGTAAATACAAGTTCTGTACCCACACCAAAAAACATTGTATTTTTAAATACGCAAACGTGACTGGCACCTTGTACTGGTGTATTTACATTTGTAGCAACAGTGTTGCCATCAGAGTCTGTAGAAGCTGTTATATAGGTTATACTGCTAGAACCTACTGTGTAATATGCAGGGTAGTTAGTACCATCTACAAAAACCATTTTAGGTGTATTACTATAGTTATAACGTGCTTGTCTAACTCTTGCAAAATTAGTACTTGCAGCAGTGCCTAATGAGGTCCAGGTAGGGGAGGTATCAGCACCATCAGAAAGATAATAAACACCATTTCTAACAGCTATAACTTCTTTAGTACCTGAGTTTTGTACTACAGCAACACCTTGAATGACACCTGTACCAGTGACTTCTGCACTGATAAACTTTTTATATCCAGAAACTTTACGGTATCCACCATCCAAAGATGGTTCAAAATTCAATAATGTTGAAGCAGAACCTACAGCATTTATACCCTGTTGAAGGGGGCTAATGTTTGTAATTAACCCACCTGCAAAGGGTACAGGAAATGTTTGCCACTGTGTAGCCATAATTATTAAACTCTTGCATTATTTTGAGATAAAGTTCTTCTATTTACTACGGTAGAACGAATGTAGTCATAGCGGTTAATGTAGAGGCTTCTCATGTATTTAACACCAGCTTCAAACTTTTGTTGTGCGATTTGAGAAGCTTGAGTATCTCCACGGAATTGAAACGCATAGAACATTGCACCGTCTACAATAATATGCTTAAATTCTAGTGGTACACTGGGAACATCATCGTAAAGCTCTAGAGACACTGGATTACGGTAATATTCATAATCTAGCTCATAGTCTTGATCTGGAGCAGGGATAATTAAAAACTCTTGACTTGGAGCACGAACTACATGTGTTGGTAGAGATCTTTTACTGGTACTAGAGTTATACTCATAATCTATGTATTTGTCAAGATATTCTTGATAGTCAAGTGATTTTAACTTAGTAGTAGCTACATTTAAGTCAGCATCTCGTCTAATTCTAAAGCTATCCATATTTAATACTTTAGCATCTGTTGGATAGTCGTAACGTATTGTACCTGCAGTAAGAACTTCCTCTTCTAGCACATGGTTCCAAGGCCAGTTTGACTCTTCGTGATTAACATGTCTAAGAGCTGAGTTTACAGAGTCTTTTGCAGTGTTGTAAAAACCTCCAGCCGATGCAAAATTTACACTGGTTAATTCTACTTCATTCAACCTTCTATTTACTTCGTTTACAAGTCCAAGAAAATTATAAGCCATTATTTATCCCTCACACGAAGTCTTACAGTTCGTTCTACTACTAAGCCATTGCTGTCTGTAATACGACAGGTAAACTTGTAGAGTTTGTTATTTGTACCAAGTCCTAAGTGGGCAGTTGCTACAGTGTTAGTGTTAGTTACAGATACTAACTGTATGCCGTTTACAGTCTCTGCAGCCGATATAGAGGTTTTAACTCCATCTGCATCGTCTACAAACCAAGATACACTTGATATAGTTGCATCGCCTAAAAACCTAGACCAATCAATACTGTAGTCTAGTGTTTCATCTGGGTCTTTGTTAGGCCATTTTAGTGACATATTATTTTCCTTTAAGCTGCTCTAGTGTATACAGTTCTAGATTCTGAAGGTTGTGGACCTATATAAACTGTTCTTGTTTGACCTTGCTCTACATAAACAGTTCTCTCGTTAGATGGTTTAGGTTCAATATAAACTACGTTAGATGGTATCTCGTTGACGTAAACTGTTCTAGTAACATTGTTTGTAATCTCTTTAATGTATACAGTACGGAGTCTGTTGTAATTTTCTTTTACCGCCTCGTAATCAAAACTTACAATTGCTATTGTAAGATCACCCACAGAGATTGTTGCAGATACATCATCCAGGGTTACAGATGCAGACCCTGATACATCTATTTGATCAGAAACAGTTAGTGTAGCTTCAAAACTTACTGCTGCAAGAGATACATCGGCATTTGCTTTTACTTCGACACCACTGCCATTAAATGCAGTTGTAGCTTCAACACCATCTATACCAAATATAGCTTGAGCAGTAACAGTAACATCTTCAAGACTTACTGTAGCCTCAACTGAGTCTGGTACAACAAGAGAGGTACCTGTGACTGTAACGTTACCGTTTAACGATAATGTAGCTTCAAACGAGTCACTGATTACA